CCATGTTGTTTTCACATCATCTCCAAGATCATTGCAATATCTTCTTCATCACGTTTGAGCTTAACACGCACTTCAAGGTCTTTGACCTTTTGCATGAGCAAATCATAATCAATTTGTTTTCTGACCGCAACCTCTATTGTTTGCTCAGGCGCGGAGGTTATTTCTTCTCTGACCTCGGGCGGCAGACCAAACAACGCCTCTTGCAATTTGAGCTTGCGCTGACCCTCTAGCTTTCGGTCTTTAGCCCATTGTGCATCGCGCTTTTTTTCGTCAAAGCCAAAGTGACCGCCAAGCAAAATATCTTCTACTGGTGTGGGTGCAACTCCAACGCCAATTGTGGCAAATGGTAACTCCGCAAATGATGCGTAGCCAAACACTTATGTTCCCCAAGTGGCAGAGGGTGCGCTTGTTACCCACAGACCTGTTGCCGAGCTGTAAACCAATATATCGCCATTGTTTGGGTTTTGTGCCGACACATCGTGCAGCTCATCCATCTCGTAACCGTTTTGCACCTTGACAATCAATTTACCGTGAACTGGGTGAGCATGGGCAACAACAGCCACATAGACAAGATGCTGTGGCGCATACGGCTTGGTTGCGGTCAAAGCTCCTGCCGTGGTCGGGCTTAAATAAAGCTGCACCCCATCGGTGTACGCTGATGTGTCAAGATCGTCAACCAATCCAATAATGGTTACATAGCCATTGGAATTGTTGTCCAAGTCGGTAGTTATCAATCCCAGAGTCTGCGCTGATGTGGCATCGCTTGTCGCCAACGCTTTAGAAACTGTTGGAAGCTGTCCTGTTGCGCCTGAGATATATACCGCTGTTCCTTTTGTTAAGGTTGCACCTGTTGAATTTCGCACTCGTTCAACAAGCACTGAAGCTGGAGATGTTTGCGACACCGCAAGGTCAACAACCGATCCAGTTGTCGTAACAATGACGCTTCCATCGGAAGATGCAATTGACGTTACGGTGTGTTCAGCAGGCAACGTAACAAATACATCCTTAGTGCCAGCCGCAAGATCAAGTTTTGAGCCTGTCGAGGAGGAGATTACGGTTGTCCTTGCTAGTGTCCCGCTAGAGTACGTCCCAATCCCAACCTCCCATTGAGCGCCGCCCGAAATGGTGTAATAGGTTGTATTGCCGTTACCAATGACTGCAAATGACTGAAACCCTACAACCGAGCCATCTAGCGTGATCGTCCCAGTACCTGTTGAGGTGGTGGTTTGTCTTACCCGATCAGCAAGGGCTAGGCTCATGTGGTCTCCACGCCTATGACAAGACCGTCAGCACCCCTGATAACTTTCTTGGGTGCGTTGAGCCTTTGCATAGCTGCGCCAATGTTTTGCATTGATTCACCATGCAAGTTTGCCATGTTGTCGTGCAAGGCGGTTATTTTGTCCATTGCTTGGACAATCGTGCCACCTAGTTCGTTGGTTATTTGTGCAGCCGCTGCTTCAACCACTGGTAAGTCGATGCCAGGGTTGCTACCAATCCTTGCCACCATGATCTTAGTCGCTGCGTCAAGTTCTGCTTTCCATCGCTCATATTCTTCCTTCCCTGCCATTTCTCTGGCTTTGATTTGAAGTTCATTGTTCTGCTTAACAGTCTCAAAATCGGCTTTCATTTGCGCCAATTGCATATCTGCTTGCGCTTTTGCCTGCTGCATTTGCATATCAAGCTGTGCCTGTGCTTGCGCCAATTGTGCATCTGCTTGCATCTTCATCTGTTCAGACTGCGCTTGTGCTTGCATACGCATTTGTTCTGCTTGCTGTTCGGCTTGCATTTGTAGCATCTCGGGCGGTGGGCTAGGCTGTTGCTGAGCCGCTTGGTCTGCCTTGTCTTGCAAGGCTTTCATTGCCCTTTCGACCGCGCTCTCCAATCCCCGACCAGCTCTGAACCGGCGTACAAGGAATAACAGCATCTCAGAGGCCATTGGCAAGGTTTCGGGCGCTTGGCTAATCATAGGGATTGCCTCACGCAAGAACAAACCAATAGCTTGGATGGCCTCTTGTGCGCCTTGCTTTTCTGCTTGCTCATCAATCTGAGCCAAGCTGTCAGCCTCAACCGCAATATGGAAGTCGCGAATGGTGCTGTTAGATAACATCTCCAATGCCGCTTGCAACATCTGCGGGTCTTGACCATCGGGCGTGTTCATCACACCTGACATTTGCACAATCAGCTCAGGCGGGTAGAACTTACAGATAACTTGCGCTTTGAGCTTAAAGATGTCGGTAGCAAACTTAGCCACATCGCCTTGGCTGTTCTTGAGGCGCAAGCTGCCAAAGTTGGCCTTGAGCTGTTGAGCACCGAGGGTTTCTTGGGCTTTGGACGATCCACGCAAGATGTCCGATATGCCCATAATCTCGTAGATCGACTGCTTGACCTGTTCTCTAGCGGCGTACAACTCCCGCAAGGTCACAATGATCTGCGAGGTGTCCATCATGTCGATAGCGCCCTTTAAGCCGCCTTTTTCCGACATTGCCGCCCACCCAGTGACAGGGAATAGCTTGTTGTCCACGCCCTCGCTGAACATTCGCGCCAGCTCTTTAAACTCAGCATTGAACACGCCGACCGCTTTACAAGCCTTGGTCAACAGGTAAATGCGTTGTGTCAGGTTATCCAGCTCTTGCGCCTGATCCTCGTACTCACAATAATCAGGTACAGGAATCATTGTGCCGGTGGTAGTGGTTGCCATCAACGGTTTAGGGCATGGGAAGAATTCTTCTAACTCTAGCGGGTCATCACGCTCATCTAATGCCTGTGGATAACCTTTGGCAATCCATCAAACCTTAGCCGTGCGCTTGTTCCAAATCTCATAGACCATTGCCTTTTTGTCATAGGTCATCTTGGCGGTCAATGGATTTTTGCCATCCATATCGGTGTTTGAGCTGGTCAGGCTTACGTTGTTGAATACGTCACCAAAGCGCTCTACACCCTCCTCCTTGGTCATGTAGACAGCGCGAGCCACCCACCACACCTCATCCCATGTGCGAGCTGGCGAATGCAAAAAGTCTGACCAGTAAACGTAATCAATGGGGCTGTGAGCCGCATCAATGCGCTCTGTCGGGTCTTCCACGGTGTTGTAAACCTGTGATTCGTCTTGCTCCACACCCTCAACCTCGGGGCGGTCATTGACGATTACAGGCTCATAGCGAATCCATGCCGTGCCGCGACCAGGCAACAATCTATCTTGCACCGCACCAGACATGGCAGCGTCAAAGTCACCGAATTGCGTGGTCTCGTACTCCATGACACGCTCAAGCATTGTGGAAGCCAATCGACCCACAGGGTCTTGATCCATGTACCGGCGTGAAACTTCGGGCTTGGCTTGTCTGCCGTACAGGGCGGGAAACAGCACTTGGATGTTTGACCACAGGATGTTGAACTTCATCCTTGGCATCTCTATGGCATCACGCTCGTCCCGATACCGCTTGACAACCTTTAAGCCGCGCTTTTCCCACTTGTCAAATATCTTGATGGCGGTCTCAATCTGGTCATGCCAGTACGGGCCTGGGTCTTCGCCCTCATATGCGCCGTTTTCTTCGTACATGATCAGTTTCCGCTAGAGAAAAAGAAAGTCACATTCAATGCCGTGCCAGCAATTGTTGCGTGTAGGCTTGTTCCCACATTGGCAGGAAATCGGTGAAACCCAATGGCAGGGGTAATCGTGCCGCACATTACAGTGCCGCCTGACCCGCCATCTCTAAGCACCAAAGTGCCTCCGTTGGTGCTGTTAACGTAGAAACCAATCAACTGGCAAGGGCCTGTGCTGACTGCGCCTGTTTCGGTGATGTTTTTGTATCCACCGACTTCTGCTACTGGTTGGCTCATATGCGTTCCTCTTTATGTTGCATCTCATAATCCCACAGCTCATCGAGTGTGATGGTTTGCAGGGTCTTGCCCTTGGGCGGTGTCTGATCTTTTGCCTCTTGTCGATAGGCTACTGCCAACATTCTAAACGCATCTGCGGGGTGTGAGCACCAGTCATGGCGTGGAGTTTGACGAAAAGTTTTCTTGTCCTCATCATATTCCCGCTGATATTGCCTTAACGCTTCCAACCCTTCATCGCATCTAGAGTCAAAATAACAGATGGGCAGGATCATCCGCACCGCTTGGATGCCGTCTTGTATGCCAATCTCAGGCACTATTGCCAGCTTGCTCATGCCACCTAGATGTGCCGCCAATTGTTCGACAATCGACTTGCCACCCGAGGCCAAGGTTTTGGCTCTGGCATCATGCGGTAGGTGATGGCGGGTGTATCGGTAACCCTTGGCTATTACCGCATCACAGATTTCCTCAATGCTTGCGCCACTTACAGCGTAATAGTCCATTACCCTGATTTCGCCCCGCACTACCTGATAAAACCAGATGGCGGTGTCGTCTCGGTAACCTAAGTCCCACGCTGTATAGACTAACGATTCTGGCTCAAACGGCAGCTCACAAATCCTGCCCTCATCATCAGCCAAGCGCATTTCCTGACCAAAGAACGCCCCCAACAAGGCGGCATCAAAGCTGCACTCGTATTCTTGGTCGTACTGGTCTTGGCTTAACTGCGACCGAGCCGCTTGCAATTCTGAGTCTGGCAATAATTTGGACACCGAGGCCGGTAGGCGTAGCAAAAACCAATCTGGCACTACCTGACTGACTTTATAAATGTCGTGAAACTGGTTTTTGCCCTTTGGCGTTCCCCCAAATACAGCCCAACCTAGCCGGTCACTCAAACACGGCCTGATGATGTTTCCCCATACGCTTGGTCTGAAGTCACCGTATTCGTCCATGTATACGCCGTTAAAGCCCATACCCCGCATTGAATCAGCGTTATCAGCGCCAAACAGCATGATCTTTGCGCCGTTCACCAACTCCACCATCAAGTCGGCTTCGTTTGTGGCTTTGGTTACTGGCGCGGCGTAATGCTTGAGGTAATCCCATGCCACCCGCTTGGCTTGGCTTCTGAATGGTGCTATGTAGGCATACTGTGCGCCCCTACCGCTTTCGGTAATGGCTCGTTTGATCAGGTCATTGATTGCCGCTACGGTCTTTCCGGCTCTACGGTGGGCAAGTAGGCATGACCATCTCTCTGTCCGCAAATGAAACGGCATGAAAGCCGCCCTTGGGTGGTAAGGGATGATTACTTCACGCCGCCCCATGTCACCACCATTTCTACCGGCCCATCATCCTTGCCGGTAATCTCTGTCCTTGCTAACTTGGGTACATGATACTCAACCACCGATTGGAATAGCTCAAATGCTTTGGCGGGGTTTGGCTTTATATCGTGGTCAGGAACGCCGTTAGCGACCTGATCAAGCCAGTGCTCTAAGCGGTGTGAGTTGTTGTCAACAAACATGGCTATGGCCTGCCTAGCTTCAACTGTGCGCTTGTTTGGCAGTCCTGATGGTCGACCAGGGCCTGCTGTTGTTTTATCGCCTTTTTTAAACGCCATAAGTTAAGGTTGCTTTACAATATGGTTTTGGAGGATTTGTGATGAAACTGATTATAGTTAAGAAGTCCGATTCTGGCTACACCGTTGAATTTGACAAAGAGCTGACCGATTCGCCGGAAGATGATCAAGACGCTTTTGTTGCTGATGCCATAGCTGCCCTTGAAGATAAGCTGATGTCGCTGCGGTATGACTCACTTTCTTGAGGCATCTTTCCAGCCGCGCTGTTTGATTTTTTCTTCGTAGGCTTTAATTTGGTCAATCAATTGTTGGTCAATGATTTGGAACACGCCAGCCTTGCGCTTTTCTAATGCGCCAATCACTGCATCGTGTATCTGGCTTTCATTAAATGGCTTGCCGTTTTTGTCTACGGCGTTTTCATATTCTTTGCGTATTGTGTTGTATCGGTCACGCATAAATATTTCAGATGGCACATTACCTATGCCGCCCACATATTTGCCGCTAAAGTCTGTTGTGTAGCTTGGGTTACCAGATGGCGATAGTGTTAAGGGTTTTTTGCCATGCGACATCACCACATTTAATCCATACCCTCGCGGCACACCTAGCAAATCTTCAGCAGTAATTGCGTTGCTTATGTCTTGGCGGTTAAATTTAAAATATTTTTCGTTGTCTTCGGTGTACATTGACCGCACAAACTTTTTGCGTAATTGCCCATTGTTTACATCAAGCAATTGCGCTCTACCCTCTGGCGTGTTGATGCCTGCAAATTCTGGGTAATCCTCTTGTACAAATTTATTTATTTCGTTTGCCTTAGATTTTGCAGCTTTACGTTTATCAAATAAATCAATTAGCACCGTGGTGGGTTGCACTGAATAATTTTCTGAAAACGCTCCCATTGTGGTGGGTGTTTGTAAAACAACGCCCGAGCCACCAGCGTCTAAATTTTCTTTTCTTGCAACATCCACACGGTCTGCAATTCTGTCAACAATGCTTTTGGCAGATGCGCCGCCAATATTCTTTTGTTGATGTAAGACATCCATCAAATGCCCTTGCCCGCCGGTAGTAATTAGCGGGTTTAGCAATGTTTCATCTGATACAGACTCAATTCGGACGTTTCGGCTGGAATTGTCCCAAGGTATTGTGCCTATGCTTGCGCCCTTGTATTTTTGTATATCAAATGCTTGCGGAGCTACAAGGCCACCCAAATCAGTTCTTTGATACCTTGTGCCAACTTCTGGCGGCATCCTTGGTCTGGTCGGCATATAAATAAATTGAGACTCAGGCGTAATTGTTCCCAGCAATGACCGTGTGGGCTGGCCTGTGAGCTTGTTGCTAATTTCTTGCCCCGCCAATTTTGCATATTCTGTTACTGCAGGCTTAAGCACCTTAGCGGTCGCTGGTGTCATGTACCCACCCAGCTCCTCCATGCCCGCCGTTTCTGGTCTGGTTGCCGTTCCTCTAGGCATCATGCCCAAAATATCC